AAACTGAGAATCAATGATGTCAACAAACAGATGAAACAATTCAAACTATCTATCAAAGACAATGCAATCACAATCAATTGAAGACCGTATTCGCAGGTATTGGAACAATCAACCCTGCAACATTCGACACAGTGCCAACCCCATTGGTACTGAGCAATTTTTCCGTGACGTCAGTGCGCGCAGATATCGAGTAGAACCACACATTCATGAGTTTGCAGGATTTCATCTCTGGGCTGGCAAACGTGTGTTAGAAGTGGGCTGCGGTATAGGGTCAGATGCCGAAGAGTTTGCCAAACACGGAGCAGATTACACTGGCATTGACATTTCGGACCAAAGTCTAACATTGTGTCAAAATCGTTTTGAGTTATTGGGCCTCGAAGGTCAGTTTCGGCACGTAGACATCAGTGACCCAGACGCTATAGCAAACTTGGGGCATTTTGATTTGGTCTACAGTTACGGAGTGATCCATCATTTCCCGGGCATTGAGCAAATTATCAGTAATGTTCGTAGCTTGATCCATCCCGGAGGTGAATTCAGATACATGGTCTATGCCAAAAACTCATGGAAATACGCCATGATTCAAAAAGGCCTAGATCAATTTGAAGCACAGGCAGGATGCCCCTATGCTCAGGCCTTTAGCAAAGACGACATCTACAGGTTGATGTCTGACGGTTGGCAAATTGAACGCTTGCGGCAAGATCACTGTTTCATGTACAATGTAGATGCATACAAACAAGGTAGATATGAACTGGAACCTTGGTTTGAGGCCATGCCTGAAGCACACCGGCAGGCTGTGAGAGAATATTTGGGTTGGCATCTACTGGTAAAAGCAAGAAAATTATGAAAATCAAAGTCAGTGAAATTTTTTATTCTGCACAGGGCGAAGGCAGATTTGTTGGTGTACCGTCGGTGTTTTTACGAACCTTTGGCTGCAATTTTACCTGTGCCGGTTTTGGCTGTGCACCCGGTGAGCGGTCAACTGAGGCAGACACAGTGGCCACGCAGGTACACTTGTACAAAGATTTTGTCAGTCTGCCCTTGGTCAATACCGGCTGCGACAGCTATGCCAGCTGGCATCCTGCGTTCAAAAATTTCAGCCCCAGTTTGGACACCGAAGAATTAGTAAAACGACTGACAGCACTGACGCCCAACAATCATTGGATTCAAAACAATGGCAACAATGTGCACCTGGTGATCACCGGAGGTGAGCCTTTGTTGGGTTGGCAAAGATCATATGAAGATCTGCTCAACCATGATCACATGATGGACTTGGAAAATCTCACATTCGAAACCAATGGCACACAAGATCTTCATCCCAAGTTTGCTGACTATCTCAACATGTGGAACAAGGCCGGTAGAGAGCTAACGTTCAGTGTTAGTCCCAAGCTTTCTGCGTCAGGCGAGAGTTGGTATGATGCCATCAAACCAGACATAGTGTGTGAGTACGAAACAGTGGGCACGGTGTACCTAAAGTTTGTGATTGAGACCCCAGCACACATGGAAGAAGTAGATCAGGCAGTGACAGAATATCGTCAGAACGGATTTGCTGGCGTAGTTTATGTAATGCCGCAGGGCGGTGTGGTGGTTCCATATGAAAAAAACAGAGTCAATGTAGCAGACTGGGCACTGCAGCGCGGTTATTATTACAGTCCTAGATTGCATGTTGATCTCTGGGGCAACGGTTGGGGGAAATAATCAATGTTGGGCTGGTTCAAAAAATCCGCACGAAAGAAATCAGATCCAAAACCCACGCTCAAATCACAGCCTAAACCAGAGCCGCCCCCGCCCACCGAAAAAGCCTTGGCCACTGAACGAGGCGAGCCGTGGGTACAAGTATTGCGAATCGAAGTAGATCCAGCCAATTTACATCAAGGTGCCTTTGAACTTGACTGGAATGAAATCTTTGTGGCTAGGCTGGTCAAGGCCGGCTACATGATGAAACGCGATGATACAGATGCAGAAATTGTAGATCGTTGGTTCCAAAATGTATGTAGGCATGTGGTCATGGAAACATGGGAACAAGAGCAGGCTATAAAAAATTCAGGTGTGTGGGTACAGCGCAGAGACATCGGTGACGGTCGCAGTGAAATATCATGATATTCAATCACATCAAACAGCTCAAAGCCGAAGGAAAGAAAATTGGCATCACTTTTTCAACCTTTGACATGCTTCACGCAGGCCATATTGCTATGCTTAGTGAAGCCAAAAATCACTGCGACTATCTTATTTGCGGACTACAAACAGACCCAACTATCGATAGGCCTGAGACTAAAAACCGTCCTGTACAATCTATTGTTGAGCGACAAATACAGCTGGCCGCATGCCGTTATGTTGATGAAGTTGTTGTGTATCAAACCGAGCAAGATCTTGTGGACCTTCTCTTGATCCTGCCCTTGGATTTGCGAGTTCTTGGAGTGGAATATCAAGACAAAGAGTTCACTGGCAAACACGAGTGCATGGACCGTGGCATTGAAATTGTTTTCAACGGTCGGGATCATTCATTTTCATCAAGTAGCCTACGCAAGCGTGTAGTTGCTGCTGAAACCCAAAAAGCTTTGTTACAAAAATGATCTTATATGCCAACGGATGCAGCCATACTGCGGCTGCTGAAGCAGTTATTCCAGCCTGTTTTGCCGAAGATGATGGACGTCACGGCATCGATCGTAGACCGCATCCTACCAATCTAGCAGCATCTTGGTGTACGCATGTGGCCACTGCATTGAGTCGTAATCTTATCTGTCAGGCTGAATCAGGGGGCAGCAATGCAAGAACACTGAGAACCACTCGAGAATGGATGGTCAATAATCCTGCATTGTTAGGCAATACCTTTTTTATTTTACAATGGACCACCTGGGAAAGACAAGAGTGGTTACACAGAGGTACCTATTATCAGGTCAATGCCTCCGGCACAGATTGGGTTCCCGAAGAACTTCAAAAACAGTACAAACAATTTATCATTGACATTGATTGGGATGCCGCTACCAAACAGGCTCATGAACAAATCTGGGCGCTACATCAAGAAATGCAAGATCAGGGCATAAAACATCTTTTTTTCAGTGGGCACAGCACTTTCAGTGACATCGCAGATAAACGGGATTGGTCTGGTTGCTACCTTGCACCCTATGACCGAAATCATAGTTACCATAATTGGTTGACTCAAAATGGCGGAGCGTATGCCAATCCCCACAGTTATCATTTTGATGCTCAAAGTCATAGACTTTGGGCCGATCATGTGTTAGAATACATTACTCACAACTCTTTTCTAGCACATGCCAATGAAATATCTCTTGATTGACACAGCCAACCTTTTTTTCCGTGCACGACATCAGGCTCATAGAGCAGCAGATTCTTGGACCAGATTAGGGTTTGCTCTGCATCTCACACTGATGAGCGCCAACAAAATGATGCGCAGATTTGGCGCAGATCATGTGATTTTTGCACTAGAGGGACGCAGTTGGCGCAAGGATTTCTACAAGCCCTACAAGGCCAATCGTGCAGAAACTCGTGCAGCAATGAGTGCTGATCAGGCCGAAGAAGACAAACTGTTTTGGGAAACCTACGACGAACTGACTAAATACTTGGCTGCAAAAACCAATTGCAGTGTAATCCGCTGTGCCACAGCAGAAGCTGATGACATCATAGCCCGGTGGATTGCTTTACACCCCCAAGATCATCACACTATAGTAAGTTCAGATACAGATTTTGTTCAGCTGATCGCTGCCAATGTAGATCAATACAATGGTATCACAGACGAACTGATTACAGTAAAAGGTATTTTTGATGCCAAAGGCAATGCAGTGAAAGACAAAAAAACAGGACAGCCCAAAGCTGTGCCTGATCCCAGTTGGTTACTGTTTGAAAAGTGCATGCGAGGAGATGTGTCGGACAATGTGTTTTCGGCTTATCCTGGTGTGCGCGAACGTGGCACCAAAAACAAAGTTGGTCTTCGCGAAGCCTACGAAGACCGCAGTCGCCGTGGCTATGCCTGGAACAATCTCATGCTGCAACGTTGGACCGATCACAACGGTCAAGAGCATCGAGTGCTAGATGACTATGAACGCAATCGCGCACTGATTGATCTCACTGCACAACCATCCACAGTGCAGCAAACCGTGGATGCCTGCATTCGTGAACAAATTAGCTGCAAAGATGTAGGCCAAGTAGGCAGTCACTTTCTCAAGTTTTGCGGAAAGTATGAGCTGACCAAATGCAGCGATATTGCTGAACAATTTGGATCATGGCTCAATCAAACATACAAAGGAGTGCTCAATGACTTTGGTAGCCAAACCAATCATCGACAAACAGTTCTGGATTCTCAAGCAGGATGACCAAAAGGTCGGCAACATACAGGCCAGCGCCGACGGTTATCAACTCACACTGCGCAATCAAGTTGTCAGTTATAAAACACTGCCAGCACTGAAACGCAAAGCCAACATTGAATTTGAGCCCCCGACCACACCCAGTCGTCCCGCCAATGATCAAGTGCATGGCTTTGACACTGGCTGCAGGGCGCACAATGGTATGTGGAATGTGCAGATGCGTGTGCCGCTGTTTACCAAACAGGCCAAATCAAAATCTTGGTTTGCAGCAGGCTGGTATGCAGTGCGTCAGCACAGATCCTGGCGTGTGGTGCGTAATCCTAAATTGATTGTGCTGCAACGATATCAATACAACGGACCATTTCACAACAAAGAGCAAGCCAATGAATCCATTTCGTGATCAAGAAAAATTTATGCGGGCCTGTGACCAAACTGTAGACGGTTTCAATGAACCGCAATTCAATCTATACACTAAACTGATACAAGAAGAAGTAGACGAATTATGGGATGCCAATGCCAATGCTGACCAAGTTGAATGCCTGGATGCTCTAATTGATATCTTGGTTGTCACAATTGGTGCCATACACAGCATGGGCGCAGATGCCGAAGGTGCTTGGAAGGAAGTCATGAACACCAACTTTGCAAAAATTGATCGTGAAACCGGCAAGGTTCGCAAACGTGAAGATGGTAAAGTGCTCAAGCCTCAAGGATGGACCCCGCCAGATCTAACATCTTTTGTCAAGAAAAAATGAAAACTCGCGAACAAATTATTACCTCCATGTGTTTTACTATGCGGCATGATTACGGACTAGGAGTGCCAACTGACTCTCTCTTTCCATTGAGTTCAGGACTCACTGATCATGAACGCAAATCACTTTGGAATCAAATGGCACAGATTTTTGACAACGACATTGCGCCATACATGAAGTTTAGGACAGAACCGTGACTATTCATATCAGCAGATTCGTTGACAATGTAAAAGCGCACGAAGCACGTGGACAACGTGATTTTTCAATGAGTATGCGTGATGCCAAAGATTTGTTGGGTGATATAACCAAGTTGCTGTTGGCGTTGGAAACAGAACGATCTAAAAGCGTTGCAAAAAACGAACCAATTGAGGT